TAAGTTATCTTATCAAAAAACATAAGAAATACGACCACTTGCCTACTATTTCTGGTAAGGTTCTAAGTCTAGGAGAAGGGGATGTGGGATTGAATAAGCATCCTGATCATTTTATTAAACGTTGGGAAGTGCTTCAAGAATGTCTGAATTAAAAAGATTTCCAATCAAGTATATAAGAGACTATATTAAAAAGGATTATAAACTACGTGACGAATGCTACATTTGTGGCTCTGTTCAGAACCTAGAGCTTCATCATCTTTTTTCAGTAAGTCAGTTATTCAATGAGTGGTGTACTCGTAATAAGATTACTGAAATTGATACTGTTGAAAAAATTACTTCCCTTCGTGAAGAATTTGCAGTAGACTGTAAGGAAAGTTTAGACCATCACAACCTATTCACATTATGTAAATCTCATCATCAAAGATTACATACAATTTATGGGCAACGATACTCTAATCATTTAACTTTAAAAATTAAAAATTGGTTAGACATTCAGAAGGAAAAACATGGCAGATAATGATAGACGCGGTTTCAGAGAGTGGGTAGCGGAAAAGCTTAACCCTGCACAGCCTTCTATAGCTTCTCTTGAACCTTATGCGTCTCCCGAAACTATTGTAGATTTTGAGCAGGCATATAGAGAGATTGAAGTAATTCATCGCTCTATAGAGATGGTGATTAACGCTCTAACAGAGATTCCTCTTAATGTTACAGGTGGTTCAGCAAAAAAAGTAAATAAATTGATGAATATCAAGCCTAATCCTTTTGAGGATCGTGCTAGATTATTTAGAAGAGCTTTTTTAGATTTTCACTTAGATGGTAATGCTTTTTTCTACTATGATGGTGAGTCTCTTTATTTACTACCAGCTAATGATGTTGAAGTAGTTCCAGATAGCCGTGCTTTTGTTTCTCACTATAATTATTTAGTTCATAATCAACAGACTAATGACTTTTACGGTTTTGGTCGAGGAAAACTAACTACTAAAGCTGAGGCTATTCGTTTTGAGCCAAATGAAATTATTCATGTAATGGCTGAGAACGAATTATCTATTTTTAGAGGCACATCTAAACTAAAACCAATTCTTAATTTAATGGAATTGTACTTTTACATGATTAAGTTTCAACGTCAATTCTTTAAAAATAACGCGCTTCCTGGTTTTGTTTTGACTACTGATAATATTCTTTCAAAAAGAGTTAAAGAAAGACTTTTAGAATCTTGGAGAGCTTCTTATACAACTATTTTTGACGGTGCTAGAAATCCTGCAATTTTAGATGGAGGATTAAAGATTGATGAGTTTTCTACAAAGTCTTTTGATCAACTTGATTTTGAGAACTCTATCGAAAGAATTCAACAAGATATGGCAAAGGCATTAGGCGTGCCTTATGTTCTACTAAAATCTGGAAATAATGCTAATATTGATGCAAATCAAAAGTTATTCTACTTACATACTATTTTACCTATTTTGAATCAATTCTGTTCAGCTTTTTCTCACTTCTTTAATGGAGGGGTAACTATCACTCCAGATAGGCTAACGGTTCCTGCACTTCAACCTGATAATAGGACTCAAGCTGTTTACTACTCAACTCTGGTAAACACAGGAATTATTACCCCAAATGAAGCTCGTGAAGGATTAAGATTTCCAAAAATGGAAAATAATGATACCATAAGAATACCACAGAACATTACGGGTAGTGCAACAGACGCAACCCAAGGTGGAAGACCCTCTCAAGAGGAATCTAATAATTTAGAGGATACAACTAATGAATAAAACTCTTTATTTAAACAGTTCCTTTGAAACTAAAGCACTTAAAAAAGGCTCTAATACTTTAAAGATTGCTGGTTATGCCAATACTACTGCAAAAGATCGTTCCGGCGATGTTGTTACTGCTGAAGCGTGGGCTAAAGGCGTTGAAAATTATCGGCGTAATCCAGTTCTTCTCTATCAACATAAGCATGACTGCCCGATTGGTCGTGTAGATAATATCCGTGTTGATAAAAAAGGTATTTTTGTTGAATGTGCTGTTTCTGAAGCAGCTGAAAAAAATCACGGAGTTCAAACTCTTATTAAAGATGGCGCGTTAAAAAGCTTTTCTGTAGGATTTAGAGTAAAAGACGGAAAATATAATCGTGAAGACGATTCAATGATGATTACTGATGTAGAATTACTAGAGATCTCTGTAGTATCTGTTCCTTGTAATCAAGACTCTCTTTTCTCTATTAGAAAATCTTTTGATTCAGATGAAGAATTTAACGAGTTTAAAAAGTCTTTAAAAGAGACTAGCACCGAAGAATTAAAAAAGATGCGTAAAATTAAAGCAGGAATCACCGACATGAGCGATGGTCATTATCATACTGTTGAAATGGATGATAGTGGGAATGGTGTAACAACCTACGCATCTCATATGCAAAACCACGCTCATAAAATCATTGCTGGTGTAGTGATGGAGGCGGGAGAACCCCCTCATACTCACGATATCACAATGGCAGGTGTTCCCATTCATAGCACGGAGGAGGGCGAAGTTATTAACGAACGTCCGTTGTCTCCAACCGAGGAGGAAGCAATGAGTAACTCAAAAGAAGAAGAAGTTACTGAAGTTAAAGCCGACGAAGCTGAGATTGAAGTAACCGAAACTGAAGTTGAAGCAAAATCTGAAGAAGATCATCACGAAAAAGATGAGGATGGAAACGTTATTCCTCATGATGAGAGTGAAGAAGCTGATGAAGAAAAAGCTGATGCTGAAGAAGTTGAGGTCAAAGCGGAAACTGAGGAAGTAGTCACTGGTATGGAAAAGGATGATGAAGAGGAGCTTGAAATAAAAGATCCAATGGCATCTATCCCGTTCACAAACTTGCTTTCCGAAGATGCAAGCAAACTTCAACACGGTGATCTTGTAAACTATCAAGAAAAAATGTTTAAAGTCACCAATGTCGCTACAGAGCAAAACCCAATCTTTAAATTTTTAGAGGTTGACGCTACAGGCGAAGACTGTGATAATGTTGTTAATGTGAAAACAGAAGAACATTCACAAGTCGAAAAATCTACAAGTGAAGACGCGGTTATAAGCGAGAGCCCTACTAAAGAGCTTCACGAAAATTCTGATAAGGAGAAAGACGAAATGGCTGATCAAGTCGTAGATACAATCGATCTTACTAAAGCTGTACCAGCTGAAGAGATCAAAAAAGAAGCACCACGTGCTGAAGTGTCTGAGCCTGCAGTTGCTGAACTGGTTAAAGAGACCGGTGAGGCTATCGTGAAGGAAGCAGACGCTGCTGACCAGCAAATGCTGGTTAAAGGTGATAGCAATAACGCTTATACACCGCATGAATCAGAGCAAGTTGCAGAACTTAAAGCTCAGATGAATAAATACCAAGAAGAGATCGCTGCATTACAGCGTTCAAAAATGCATTATCAGGAGCAGAGCCGCAATGAAGCTCAGTATTCTGAAAAAGATATGGCTAACGCCGTTCTTGTTGCGAAATTGCTTAACAAGCGTGATATCTTTGATACCAAAGTTGGTGCTAAGATGAAAGCAGTTACATCTGTTGATCAGTTCTTGAGCAACTTCTCACAAAATATTTACACCGAAATGGAACAGCAGCTAGTTGTTGCTCCAATGTTCAATCGTATGGCTGTTGACGCGAAAACATTCCGCGTACCAGTAGCTGACGAAGATACAGACGGTGATGTAGCACAATTTGCTTCTGGCACATTTGCTACAGGTATTGCTGACGCAACTCGCGTGCCAACCAGCAACCAGAACACCATTAGCTCAGTGGACTTTACTCCACATAAGTTCATGGCTACCACACACCTCGCAAAAGACGAAGAAGAAGATACAGTTCTTCCTTTGCTCGACTTCTTGCGTGCAGCTGCTACACGTCGTTTAGCCCGTGCTATCGATAAAGCAATTCTACGTGGAACTGGTGCATTAACTGGATTTACAGCATCACCAACAAATGCAATTACAGCAGGTACTGGATATGCATCCGTTATCGAAGGTATTACTAACCTTACAGGTGACGTAGGCGCCGGTCTGACTGTGGACACAGGTTCTGCAAACGATAAAGCTGATCCATCAGACATCGCTGCAGCCCGCACTAAGCTTGGCAAGTATGGCCTTCAGCTTGGTAACGACCTTGTGTACTTAACATCAATCGAAGGTTACAACAACCTTGTTACAACTTCTGACTTCCAGACAGTTGACAAGTTTGGTCCAAACGCTACTTACCTCACAGGTTCAGTTGGTGCCGTTTACGGTATCCCAATTGCAATCACCGAGTTCTTAGATAACGTTGGTGGATCTAACCGTCACCTCGGAGTTCTAGTTTATAAGCCTGGCTTTATGATCGCAGAACGTCGCGGTATTGAGATTGAGAGCGAGTACGAACCACGTCAGCAGGTCACTGCAATGTACATGAGCACTCGTATTGACTTTAAAGCTCTTACGACTAACTCAAATGCAGCTCTTGACGCTACTAAGTACAGCTACGCTGTCACAATCGAAGCTGGCTAAGTCTAACTTAGACATCTTTGAACTACACAGGGGGAGGCGGTCAACGCCTCCCTTTTCATTATATGAGTAATCAGAAGAGGGAGAACAGGTAAATTAACATGGTAGATCGTTTAGAAGAAAATTTAGGAAAATATGCTTTTGTTACATTAGCACAAGTTAAAGATTATCTAAGCATTTCGTCTACTAGTCAAGACGCTAGGCTTGCTAATATAATTAACTACGCTACAGGCGTAGTTGAGCACTATATTGGTCAAGAAATGTTGGCTAATGATTATGTTGAAGTGTTTGATGGAGGAAAAACTTCTGTTATGGTTTCAAGACTACCTCTTTCAAATGTTTATCAAGTTTCTGAATTCAATGGTACAGAAGATAAAATTTTAGCTGATCCGACCACTATAGGTAGGCCTGTAACTACGCAAGATACAGATGCAACAACCTTTAGTTTTATTAATGATGCTCACATAAATTCAAGAATTAAAAAATTTGGAAAATCTTCTCTTGAGCTTAATACAAGTGATTACCTCTTAGGTAGTACTGTATCTTCAGACTTAAAATTCGAAGAGGGTGATTTTACTATCGAGATGTTTGTTCGCGTAGATGAAGCGACATTACAAGATAATGTGCTATTTTCAATTAATACAGACGCTTCAAATTATATGGAATTTAGATTAGCAAATCAAAAAGGTTTAGCTTATGAGGCAAATGTTTCAGGAACAGCCACTGTAATTGAAGGAGCTAACGCCCTTATTGAGACTCAGCAATTTGCTAAACGTCGTTTTGCTCATGTTGCGGTATCTCGTGACTTAACAGAAGAAAAACTATATTTACACTATAACGGTAACGTTATTGCTGATGCTTCTTTCACTGAGGCAAACCTAACATTTACAAGTAACGTTGAGATAGGCACTACATTTAAAGGTTACATGGATGAGATTAGAGTATCAGATAAAGCTAGGTACTCATCTGCTAACTTTACTCCCCCAACCCAAAGATTTAGACCAGATGGAGAAACTATTTTCTTAGTGCATTTTGATGGTAAGAATGATGACACTGAAACAACTGATGTTCATAATGCGGTTAATGAGTATAACTTTTCTCGCGATATGGGAGAAGTAACTCGCGACGTAGGCGCAGTTGGTGTTAGAGGATCTTTTCCTACAGTTCGCAACAACTATCCAGCTATGACACTAGCGGGAGCTCCTTCCTTTGCGCCCTTTCCTTCTGGAGTAAAAGTAGAGTATCGTGCAGGATATGAATCATCTGACATACCACAAGATCTTCAGCTTGCAACACTTGACATGATTAAGTTATTATTTAAACAAGATCAAG